CTTTACAATCTAGCTTACAAAAAGCAGAAGCATATAGTGACGAATTAAGAGGTAAACTCAGTAAACTTAACTTAGTAGTAGAAGCATTAAAAGATGCGAAAGTACTAGAAGGAAAGATGAATGGTGCTACAGCGAATTTGTGGCGCGACTTTATGTCCGGCTCTGGTAATTCTAACTCTTATGATCTTCCTATCTGGCTGCAGCGTGATGCGCCCGGAACCGGAAATCAAAGTAGTAACGAAGATCGAAAAGACACAGATACCAGTAGTGGCGAGGCCGAAGCCGCTCCAGTTAACTGATACTAGAGTCTTTGTTGTAACCAAAGACAATGTAGACGAATTTCTTGCTGAGTTTGAAAAAACTTATGGCGAGATTGCGTTTGTGGCATTAAGTATGAAAGATTATGAGAACTTAGCACTTAACATAGCAGATATCAAAAGGTATCTAGAACAACAAAAACAAATCATCGTGTATTATGAAAATGCAGTGACAGAAAAGCCAGAAGAGGAGAAGGCTGATGGAACTGGATCTACAAAAGGCACAGGAGACAGCTAAATTATCTGTTATAGTTTATAGTGAACCACAGGATTGCGTAGTTAGACTTAAAAACTTAGGTTATAAACAAATCCAATTTTTTGATGTTGATGGAGCTCAAGCAGTAGCGTGCATGGATAAAGATGCTACTGCTTTTATTGCCTTTAGAGGAACACAACCAAATAAAATATCAGACATCGCAGCAGACTTAAAAGCCTGGCGTGATGATGCTGTCCTAGGCGGCAAAATTCATGAAGGGTTTCAGGACGAAATCGATAAGGTTTGGTTTGCCATTACAGATTGGCTTGCAAGAACAAAGCATAAATCCATTATCTGTACTGGTCATAGTTTAGGCGCTGCAATGGCAACAGTCGCAGCATCACGCTTAAAAGAAGCAACTGTATATAACTTTGGATCACCTAGAGTTGGTGACAAAGTGTTTAAAAAACTCTTTAATGAGAAATACAAATGCTATCGTTTTGTGAATAATAATGATATCGTAACAAGAGTTCCTACTATGTTAAGATTTAGACATGTAGGTAATTGCTACTATATCACACAGCGTGGTGAAATTATTAAAAATCCTAGTATCAATACAAAGATGCATGGGTGGATTGTAGGTCACTGGCATGCAATCAAAAAGTTAAGATTCTTTGATGGTTTATTTGATCATAGCATGGAAGCATACTATGATGCTATTAAAGTAGCCAAAGAAGTTGTTGGAGATAAGTAATGGACATGATCAGTAGAATGCTAGGAGATACGCTGTGGATTTATACAGCGATAGCTGGCTCGCTGATAGGTGCTGCTTTCTTAGCATATTTTAAAGACACTAGAGCAGGCCTCTGGTGTTATGCTAAATTAGACCAGACTCTTGACTATCTTGTAGAGAGATGGGGCTGGACCTGGTTTGAACAGCCAACTGATGCATGGAGAAAGAAGTATCCATATGTCACAAAGAAAATTGATGAGTTAGAATCTCGAATTAAAGAACTAGAAGATGGCAGATAATCTTAAAGAAGTTGAAATCGAACTTGCTGGTGTAAAAAAGGAGCTCTCTTTTACAGAGAGTCTCCTATTACGCGTTGAACAGCATAACGAACAACTAATTGAGATTACAGCTGATTTAAAAGCACGACAAGATGTGCAAGAAGAACGACTAGCTAATTTAGGTAAAGCATTACCTGATATGGCGAAGGAACAAGAAGATCACCGCAGAGAAACAATGGAACAGTACGAACGTTTACATAAACGGATTACCGATACTGAGCGCCAGATGTCAGATCGTCTGGATCGCATTGAAAGGCATCTGCAAAAGATCGAAATGTGGAGATGGATGATAGCAGGCAGCTTAGCAGTTATAGGCTGGATTGCGGGAAAGCTTGACTTCGGCAAGTTTTTCTAATATAATATGTTATATTGAAGTGATTGAGGTTTGTAATGAGTTGGTTAGACCATAAGTATGCGGGATTAATGTCTTCGCAGCTTGATCTATTTAAGCGTCGCAATACAGGATATAATTTCCGGTGCCCAGAATGCGGCGACTCTCAAAAGAATAAATTTAAAGCGCGTGGTTATCTTTTAGAACGAGATAACAAGCTGCATTACTATTGTCATAACTGTAGTTTTAGTGCTTCCTTCCGTAAGTTTTTAGAGAGGTTTAACCCTACTCTATATCAGGAATACCTTAAAGAAACCATATCTGACCACGTGTCTCCCAATGCGAGACGGGTGGAAGAGAAGAAAGACATCTCAGTTATTACAGTTCCAAAGTTCCTTAAGAGAAACAGTCCTCTAAAGAAACTTAAAAAGATATCACAACTACAACCTGATCATCCTGCAAAGATGTTGATTGAATCGCGTAAGATTCCAACTACTTTGCATTATCAGTTATTCTATTGTCCGGATTTTGCAGGATGGACTGATCATATATTCCCTGGACTTTTTACCTTGCCTAAAAAGGATAAAAGAGTTATAATACCATTTCTAGATGAGGAAGGTAACCTATTTGGTTACCAAGGTCGTGCGATTGATCCTAAGAATAGTATCAGATATCTAACTATCATGATAGATCAAAGTAAGTCAAAAATATTTGGTTTAGATCGTATCAATAGGGAGAAAAAGATCTATATATTTGAAGGGCCTTTCGACTCTATGTTCATCCCGAATAGTCTGGCTATGGCTGGCTCAGATATATCTGGTGCTGCGCGGTCACTGAATCTAGACCCTGATAATGTTGTGATAGTTTATGATAATGAACCGCGTAATGAAGAAATCATCAAACGTATGCTCAAAGCAATTGAGCAAGGTTATTCTATTTGCGTCTGGCCTTCTTCGCTAGAGGAAAAAGACGTGAATGATATGATTCTCGCAGGTAAGCGAGATGCTGATATAAAATTAATGATAGATAGTAACACCTTTAAGGGTCTAGAAGCAAAGATGGCCCTGTCTGTATGGAGTCGCGTAAATGCAAGTTAAACTAGTTTCCTATAGTATGGCATCAAAGGAACTCTTTGAAGATGATAGCGGCAGTAGAACAGCTCAAGGACTAGTAGCATATTGCGCAAGAGTTTCTAATCCAGCAAACCAACTTAATAATGATACCTCAGAGAAGCTAATTAGGTATCTAATCAATAATAAACATTGGTCTCCTCTAGAAATGGTTTCCGTATGTTTAGAAATTGAAACTACGAGAGATATCGCACGTCAGATTCTACGTCATAGATCTTTCTCGTTTCAAGAATTTAGTCAGCGATATGCTGATCCAACAATAAGCCTGCAGTTCTCAAGACGTGAGGCCCGACTGCAGGACCTCAAGAATCGTCAAAATAGTATTCAAACAGAAGATAAGCAACTCAAAGAGCATTGGTTAATAGAGCAAGATAAAGTAATTCTTGCAGCTATGAATGCATATAAATGGGCACTAGAAAATGGTATTGCAAAAGAGCAAGCCAGAGCAGTACTACCTGAAGGACTTACAATGTCACGCATGTATGTGAATGGTACGTTACGTTCATGGATTCATTTTATTGAGTTGCGCTCAGGTAATGGCACACAATTAGAGCACGTCGAAGTGGCTAAAGCGTGTGCTCAAGTAATTAAAGATGTATTCCCTATGGCAGGTGAATTCGTCCAGAAGGATAGTTAAATGGTAAGTTCAGATATTTTAGTCATCAAAAGAGATGGCGCAAAAGAAGTGCTAGACTTAAATAAGTTTCATAAGGTAGTCTTTGAAGCTTGTAATGGTTTGGCTGGTGTCTCAGCATCAGAGGTTGAGTTGAGATCTTCTATTCAGTTTTATGATAAGATTAAATCATCTGATATTCAAGAAACTATCATTAAAGCAGCTGCTGACCTTATTTCAGAAGAGGCACCTAATTATCAATATGTCGCAGGTAGGTTGATTAACTACCATTTGCGAAAAGAAGTATATGGACAATTCGAGCCTATCCATATTCTAGAACACGTTAGAAACGTCGTCTCCAAGGGCTTCTATGAGCCAGCATTGCTAGACTGGTATTCCGAAGAAGAGTGGGAGACGTTAGATAAATATATCGACCATAAGAGAGATGAAAGTCTTACCTATGCTGCTATGGAGCAATTCCGTGGTAAGTATCTAGTAAAGAATAGAGCTACTGGTGAGATTTATGAAACGCCTCAAATGGCATATATGCTGATTGCAGCAACATTATTTCATACAGAAGATAAAAGTGTAAGGCTTCAACGTGTCCACGATTTTTACAACGCTATATCTAAATTTGACATTTCTTTGCCAACACCAGTCATGTCGGGTGTCAGAACTAGCGTTCGTCAGTTTAGTTCATGCGTACTCATTGAAACAGATGATAGCCTAGACTCTATTAATGCTACAGCAGGTGCAATAGTAAAATATGTATCAAAGAAAGCAGGAATTGGAATCGGCGCTGGACGTATACGTGCGCTCGGGAGTCCTATTAACGGAGGACACGCTACGCATACTGGTGTCGTCCCATTCTACAAATTATTTCAATCGGCAGTTAAGTCCTGCTCGCAGGGCGGTGTTAGAGGCGGCGCCGCAACGCTCTACTATCCTATCTGGCATTATGAAATTGAAGATCTCTTAGTACTAAAGAATAATAAAGGTACTGAAGACAACAGAGTGAGGCATCTCGATTATGGCGTACAGTTCAATAAAGTCTTCTACGAACGTCTTTTGGCCGGAGGTAACATTACGTTATTCTCCCCTTCGGACGTCCCAGGATTATATGAAAGTTTCTTCACTGACGTCGACAAATTCAGAGAACTCTATGAACAGGCAGAGAGAAAGACGTCAATCCGCAAGAAGAGCATACCAGCATCAGAGTTATTCTCAGCCTTCATGCAAGAGAGGAAGGATACTGGACGTGTATATTTAATGAATGTTGACCATGCTAACGATCATGGTTCATTTGATAAAGAATTAGCTCCAATCCGTCAGTCTAATCTCTGTTGTGAGATTGATCTCCCTACTAAACCATTAAATAGTGTCCGTGATGACGAAGGTGAAATTAGCCTTTGTACACTAGCTGCTATCAACTGGGGCAATATTAAAACTCCAGCTGATTTCGAAAAGCCTTGCGAAATGGCTGTGAGAGCGTTAGATGCATTACTTGACTACCAAGAGTATCCAGTATTAGCAGCGGAACTCTCTACTATGGCACGCCGTCCTCTTGGTGTTGGTATCATTAACTTTGCTTATTGGATGGCAAAGAATGATATGACTTATACAGCACCGAACTTAGAGATGGTTGATGAGTTTGCAGAGGCCTGGTCATACTATCTGATTAAAGCTTCTATTCAGTTAGCATATGAGAAAGCGCCATGTCTAAAGTCAGAAGAAACTAAATATGCTGCAGGTATTTTTCCAAAAGATACATATAAGGCAGATGTTGATGAGCTTGTTCCAACCAAGCCAAGAATGGATTGGGATGCGTTAGAATCAAGAGTTAAGATTCATGGTATTCGTAACTCTACTCTAATGGCGCTGATGCCATCTGAAACTTCTTCACAGATTTCTAATGCTACTAATGGTGTTGAGCCGCCAAGAGCATTCGTATCTGTAAAGCAATCAAAGGACGGAGTGCTACGTCAAGTTGTACCAGGCTTTCCTAGATTAAAGAATAAATATGAACTGCTCTGGGATCAGAAATCTCCAGAAGGTTATTTACATATTATGGCTGTGTTGCAGAAATGGATCGATCAAGGCATTTCAGTAAATACGTCTTATAATCCTCAGTTCTATGAAGATGAAAAGATTCCTATGAGTGAGATGTTAAAGCATCTAGTCATGTTCTACAAATATGGCGGCAAGCAGTTATACTATTTTAATACTTTCGATGGTGCAACAGATGACTATGAAGCACCTCAACATAAACTAGAAGATTATGAGCAAACAACCGAAGAGTCAGAGGAGGCATGCGAATCATGCGTGTTATAAGTAAAGCAACTAAATCTCATCTAGAACGCCAGATGTTCTTTGATGGTGAGGTAGAGATTGCAAGATATGATGAAGTGAAATACCCGCAGTTCGAAAAGCTAACTGATAAGCAGCTAGGTTTTTTCTGGAGACCTGAAGAAGTTGATGTGTATAGAGATGCAAAAGATTTTAAAGATCTTACTGAAGCAGAACAGCATATCTTTACATCGAATCTAAAGCGTCAGATTCTACTAGACTCAGTGCAAGGGCGTGCACCTAACTTAGCTTTCTTGCCGATTGTTTCGTTACCAGAATTAGAAACTTGGATTGAGACGTGGTCATTCTCTGAAACTATCCATTCACGTTCTTATACGCATATTATTAGAAACGTTTATGCAAACCCATCTTTTGTATTTGATGGTATTATGGATATTAAACCTATTGTTGACTGTGCTAAAGATATTGGTAAGTATTACGATAAGCTTATTGAGAATCCTAATAAAAAGAACCTATGGCTAACTATTAACTCAGTCAATGCTCTAGAAGGTGTAAGATTTTATGTCTCATTTGCATGTAGCTGGGCTTTTGCTGAGCTAAAGAAGATGGAAGGCAATGCTAAGATTATTAAGTTCATTGCCCGAGATGAGAATGTGCATCTAGCATCGACACAACAGATGTTAAAGCTGTTACCGCAAGATGATCCAGAGTTTATTGAAATTAGAGATGAATGTCATGATGAAGTTATGGCTATGTTTGATGATGTAGTAGAGCAAGAAAAGCAATGGGCAGACTATCTATTTAAAGATGGTTCTATGATTGGTTTGAATGCTGAAGTACTACAGCAGTATGTAGAATGGATTGCTAGTAAGCGTATGACTGCTATTGGACTTAAATCACCCTATAAAGGTGGTTCCAACCCATTACCATGGACGCAAAAGTGGATCTCAGGAGGCGAAGTTCAAGTAGCACCTCAGGAGACTGAAATCTCTTCCTATATAGTCGGAGGAGTTAAGAAGGACGTAAACGAAGAAACGTTTAAAGGCCTCAGCATATAGGAGCAAAAATGGAAGAGGTAATCTACGATCTAGGTTGCGATGATTGTGGTGCAGAATATAGCATTACTATCGACAACGAAGACGATATTCCAGATTTATGCCCGTTTTGTGGTGCAACTATTGAATTAGAAGATGAAGAGTTCGAAGAGCAATTTTTCGAAGATGAGGATGATAGCAGGTATTGATTATTCGCTGAGTTCACCAGCGATTTGTGTATATAATGGATCTATAAACTTCCCAGATACCCAAGTTTATTATCTCACACCAACAAAAAAGTTTGAAGGTCAGCTGTTAAACATGCAAGGTCTTCCTATGCCTGCATATAACTCACAACAAGAACGATATGAACTGATTGCTGATTGGGCTATTGAATGCGTAAAAGATTGCAAATTTATAGTGCTAGAAGATTACTCTTTTGGTTCAACCGGTAGAGTTTTTCATATAGCAGAGAATGCAGGCTTACTAAAATACAAGTTGTACAAAAAAGAGTTGCCTTTTATCACAATAGCGCCTACTATAATAAAGAAGTTTGCGACCGGTAAAGGTAACGCTAATAAAGAGTTATTGAATACAACTTTTATAGAAGAAACTAAATTAGATATTAAGACTATGCTTGAGCAGACAGACAAGCAATGGAATCCGTCGAGTGATGTTATTGATGCTTATTACATGTGTAAATATGGAGTAGATAATTATGAGACGCTCAGAGACCAAATATATCAATCAAAGTAATAATCAAATTTTCTATATTACACGAGACGAATTTAACTCCTGGTCCTATATTGCAGAAGTTGTTAAGCCAGATGGGTTCTCGTCTAAACTACGAATGAATCAAGAAGAACGTGATAGTTTTGTTAATAAACTAATGGATAGTGGATGGAAAGCAGTAGACGCATAAATAGCATAAAAGGAGCGTCTACGATGATTAAATGTACAGATGAAGAGATTATTGAAGCGTCAAAACTTGATTCAGCAGCAAAAGCTGCAGCTAGTTTAAGTATTCAATATGACACTTATAGAAAGCATGCAAAAAGATTAGGTGTCTTTAAGACTAATCAGAGTGGTGTTGGTACAAGCAAAAACAAGCCTTATATGTATTCTACTGAAGATATCCTCGCAGGCAAAATACCACATGCTTCTAGAGGTGTGATAAAGCGAAGATTATATAACGAAGGTTATAAAGAAGAAAAGTGTGAAATGTGCGGCATGAAAGATTGGCAAGGAATAAAGATAGGTCTTGAATTAGACCATATCAACGGTAATAGTCATGATCATAGGCTTGAAAATTTAAGGATACTCTGCCCAAACTGTCATGCTACGACTAGTACCTATAGAGGAAAGAATTCGCGGGCATGCTGAAACAGGTAGACAGAACAGACTTAAAATCTGTCGGGTAAATCCCGTCCCGGTTCGAATCCGGGTGTCCGCACCAATTTTGGCTCCGTAGCTCAGCTGGATTAGAGCAACGGCCTTCTAAGCCGTGGGTCGGGGGTTCGAGTCCTCCCGGAGTCGCCAAATTATATCGGTGTAGTGTAGTGGTAACACGACGGGCTCCAAACCCGTAAACTGAGGTTCGATTCCTTACACCGGTGTCATATATGGACCTGTAGCTCAACTGGATAGAGCACTTGACTACGAATCAAGAGGTTTAGGGTTCGAATCCTTACAGGTCCACCAAAGGAGTTTGAGATGAATGTATTTGAATTGTATGAGAAGCGTATCGATAATGCCTTTCATGCTGCTAGTAACTGTAAGGAAGGCTCATGGGGTCAGCAGTACTGGCATTCCGTTGCAGCTGCATTGCTGCGTAAACTAAATCGAATGATGAACGAAGGAGAGCTTAATGCTAACACCAGAAGACATTAAGCAGGGTGTTAAATCGCACCTTGAAGGCCATGTGAACAAGCATAAGATTAACGTTATGAATCTCTTGCATAATCCTACTGGTATCGGCGAACATGGCGATATTGTAGAAGAGATTGAGAAGGAGCTAGAAGAGATGGCAAATTATCACGACAAGCTTGAGATGCTAGCTAAGTATTTCTAATGCCATGGCCTCATAAAAATCGTCCGCCCAAAGGTCGCAGAAAGATTGGATCTAGTAAGCGGAAAGCTCGGAGAAAGAATAAGAAGTAATGGATTTAGTAGTCTCACCCTCCTCACATGAAGAAGAACCTTACGTAAAATATCCCCTTACTGATGACGAAGTATTAGAGTTGTCATTAGACTTTTTTGATAAGGATGGTTATGAGATTACTAGGCTTGAGCAAGAGTATCTGCTGGCACATAATGTAGATCTTTCTGAGAAACATAATAAGCATACAGCAGATCATCACTGGTGGTTTAGAGACGAGGATTATGATCAGGCAGGTGTAGTGCTTGATCATTCCATGCATATCACTAGATGGGCTTTTGCCGATGAAGCGCGTGAGCAGCTTGAGCGACTCAAAGAGAAGAGGCCGCTGTTAAACAAGCTGCTGATGCTTCAACCTAAATGGGGTATCGATATCTCAGTTGATATCGTAACACCAAATGTTTGTACTGAACTATTTCATATTGAGATTGATAAACTAGAATATGATGAGATAGTAGAAGTCAAAGAAAAGATAGAAGAAAAAGTTTTAAAACTTGATATGGAACAGGCTGCTAAAGATATTTTATCTATGCAGTATGAGTGGCAAATGCTTTCATCTGATGATCAATCAGATTGGAAAGTACAATATTTAGACTTAGGTGTCTATAGAGCATTTGATAATAAGAAGGTGTGGTTAGGAAGTCATGGCTAAGAAAAAACAAAGAGCTCATCAAGTCTCCAAAGGTGAGCGCCGTAGTGTTGCACTATGGAAAATTAAATTATGCAAACGTGAAAGGAGCCCTATGCAGTCGTTGCTATATAAACAACAAGCCTGGAGAAAAGGTCAAAATCCATGGCTTACAATTCAAAATCCTAATGATAAAGAGACTAATAAGCGTATGATTCGTGTAAGGGCTAATGATCATTGGGGTAACCCTAATGCAAAACCACGTCTTATGAAGGAGACCAAGCAATGATATCAGTTGATGTTTACACAAAGCCTGGATGCGGATACTGCAACAAAGCAAAAAGCTTGCTTTTTAAAGAGGGTATCAGCTATAATGAATATGATGCATCACAGTCTTATGTTAAAGAACAACTGATGTTAAGGAATCCAGAAGCTAGATCAGTACCACAAATCTTTATTAATGGTAGTCTAGTTGGTGGTTATAGTGAACTTTTAGAATACATGGATAATGTTAGAGGTGGATATGGTGAATACTTTGGAGCTGGACCGAACGTCCTTACTGGCTGAACTCAATACAAATATTGTAACAGTCAAATTTACTAAAAAAGATGGAACAGAGCGCGTCATGCGCTGTACTCTACAGAAGGAGTTTCTTCCTGCTGTCGATACTCTCGATGAAGCAGTGAGCAAACGAAACAAGTCTGTAGAGACTGTAGCTGTGTGGGATCTTGAAAAAGAAGCCTGGCGCTCATTTCGACTTGATAGCGTATTAGAAATGAAGGTTGGATAATGAAAGTACATATCACTGATGAGTATGAACTCAAAGAAGAAGATGATATTGAAACTAACGAAGTAGATAAAAATGCAATGGGCGGTACTGAGCTTATGAAGTACGGTCTATATGAACGCGTACCGAAAGAAGTACTAGAGCCATTTCAAATTATTTGCTCTCGTTATAGAGGAACTAAGAAGGGTAAGAAGCCGATCTATTGGCTTCATGACCTACCTGATGATCCAGAGAGTCAGCATCTCAGAGGTGATGGATGGGCTAAGTTTGAGAAGATTGTATGTGTATCTAACTGGCAGATGCAGCAGTATCATGATAAGTTAGGATTACCTTATCATCGTTCTACTGTACTAATGAATGCTATTGAGCCCTTTAAGCCAGAAGAGATTACGCGTGCAGATGAAGATGATACTATTAGATTGATCTATCATAGTACACCTCATCGCGGTCTTAATATTCTTATCCCAGTCTTTGAACATCTAGCAGAGCAATATGAGAACATTCAACTTGATATTTTCTCATCATTTGAACTGTATGGATGGAAAGAACGAGATGAGCAGTATAAAGAACTCTTTGAACGTGCAGAAGCTCATCCAAAAATTAACTATCATGGTTCACAACCAAACGCGGTAGTAAGAGAAGCATTAGGTAAAGCACATATCTTTGCTTATCCTTCTATCTGGCCTGAGACTAGTTGCATCTGTTTGATGGAAGCTATGTCAGCAGGTCTTTTGTGCGTACATCCAAACTATGCAGCACTTCCAGAAACAGCTGCTAATTGGACGTACATGTATCAGTGGAACGAAGATCTGAATACTCATGCTAATGCATTTGCAAGACATCTAGCAGAATGTATCCAACTGTATAATACAGATGCGATGCAGCAGCGTCTTAAAATGCAGAAGATGTATGCAGACTCTTTTTATAGTTGGGAGAGTAGAGCTTTACAATGGGAAATGATGCTAGGCCGTATGAACGACACGAAGAGTACATGAAGAGACGTATGAAAGAAGAAGACAAAAAAACCATTAAATGGCAGGATCATACGCAGTCGACTGAAGAACTGTATCGCCAAAATGTGTTGCATTTGACTCAAGAAGTAGCTATAATGAAGAATAATGTGAGAGAACTACAGGAGCAATTGCAAAATGCGTACAAAAGGATTAAAGAACTTGTCGAAGAACGAGACGAAGCCAAGAACCAGGCGCTTTCGAAAAAGCATGACGCCTGAGCAGAAGGCAGCAGCAGTAGAACGACTTAAGATAGCTCGTGAAGCTAAAGCCGCTAAGGTTAAACCAAAATATACGCATATAGCAGATAATGTGCTTGCCCTGCCTGCAGAGAATACTTTCTCGCGGGAGAATGTTACTAAGTGGATCAAGCACAATAAAGAGCTTCTCAAGTCTGCAAGAGCAGCAGTGAGAGGTAAGGTGAAGGGCGCAGAGGCTGAAGTCGCTAAGATAGAAGGTTATGTTAAAAGCTGTGAGACCTATCTCAGGACCGGTGTCTGGATTGACGACTTCTACGGCCTAGAGCAACATGGCAAGGTTAAACGCTGCTGTGTTGTTCTCGCCTATCACCACGAAGGGCCTTTCAAAGGTATGGCTAAACGTTCTGTAGGGATGTATTATCCTGATCTCGGTGTAGAATGGACTCAGGAGATGCATGAGGACTACTACGGTAAGCCAGATATGAAGCGGAGCAGCACAGCTACAGGCAAGAAAAGACGTACTAGACGTAAACCTAAATAATCATGTCGCCCTTAACCAGGAGCTAACATGAAGGATAATGTAGTAGTCTTTCCGAAAGCAAAACGAGACGGTACTCCGCCTCAATCTTTAGATGAAATTCAAACCTATCTAACTAAGACTCGATTGAAATACTTGCAAGCGATTGCTGGTGACATTTCAATCGACGTCTTTATGAAGTTAGAGCAAGTAGGTGCTGATATTAGTGAAGATGAGAACTTACAAAAAGACTTTGTACTCATTAACGAAGCTATCAAATCAGCTCTCGGTAGAACTTTAAATATTCATCACCCATTACAAGATTTCAGTGAAAATACAGTTGATTCAGCAGAAGCAGATTTAGCGTTTTTGTTAGGAGAAACTGAAGAAGAGTAGTTGCCTTTTATCTATAGAGTGGTTATAATAATCATACTATAGATTAGATAAGGAACCTTTATTATGATCATTATGGATCTAAACCAAGTGATGATTGCGAATCTGATGGCTCAGATTGGTAATCATACTAATATGCAGCTTGATGAGAATCTGCTGCGTCATATGATACTCAATTCCATTCGTACTATTAGAAGCAAGTTCTATGCAGAGTATGGTGAGCTTGTGATTGCTTGTGACGATAAGAAATATTGGAGACGAGATGTGTTTCCATATTATAAAGCCCATCGTAAGAAGGCTCGTGAAGCATCAGAGTTGGATTGGAATGCTATCTTCAGTACTCTTAATAAAGTACGAGAAGAGCTCAAAGAGTTCTTTCCATATAAAACTATTCAAGTAGAGGGTGCAGAGGCTGATGATATTATCGGTACTCTATGCTACAAGTATGGATTAGAGCTCAAACCATCAGAGTGTGAGAAGATTCTTATTCTGTCTGGTGATAAAGACTTTGTGCAGCTCCAAGTATTTGCAAATGTAGAACAGTTTGATCCTATTCGTAAGAAATGGATTAAGCATTCTAATCCTAAGTCGTATCTAAAAGAGCATATTGCTCGTGGTGATAGAGGTGATGGTGTACCTAATATGCTGTCAAAAGATGATTGTCTTATTGTAGGACGTCAAAAGCCTCTACGTAGAAAAGTACTAGATAAGATCTTAGAAGGTGATATGAGTGATATGACTGAAGAGCAATTACGTAACTATAATCGTAACCAGATGCTTGTAGATCTCTCATTTACCCCTCAAGAGATTAGAGACAATATTATTGAGCGGTACCTAAATATAGATACTAACAAGCGTGATAAGTTGTTCGGTTACTTTGTCAATCACAAACTGAAAAACCTCATGGAAAATATAGGTGATTTCTAAATGCAAAAAGGTATTTTTGAGATCTTTGCTGAGAATGCAAAGTTAAGTAAAGCAGCTGATAAAGCTGCACATCTCAAGGCTAATGAAAGCTATGCTCTAAAGACTATTCTACAGGGCTGCTTCCACCCTAACGTAAAGTTTCTACTTCCAGAAACTGTCCCTCCATACTCACAATCAGACCCTATTGGTATAGAGACTAGACTCTACTCTCAAATTCGTAAGTTTGATCTTTTTATTGAAGGTGGCCGTAATGTCACTCAGACAAAACGTGAGATGATCTTTATTGAAACGTTAGAGTCTGTGCATCCAGAAGATGCTAAGATTCTGCTTAATATGGTTGTTAAGAAAGACCCATATAAAGGCGTGACTGAGAAGATTGTAAGAGAGGCCTTCCCTGATTTACTTCCTGTCCTAGAAAAAACTGCTTAGTTTTGTGAAAAAACAGTTGCCTTTTATCTTAAAAGTTCATACAATAAGGTATGATAAAAGATAAAAGGAAAAAAATATGACAGTTTATTTAGATATGGATGGAGTCTTAGCAGACTTCTTTGGTGGATTAGAAAAGTTCTATAAAGTAACTCATTGGAAGATGCTTAAAGAACAATCAATACTAGGTCTTAAAGATACAGATTTCTTTAATACCTTAGATAGCTTTTATACTGCTGGGTTACTAATCGAGCAAGTTCAAAAGATGTCAGAAGGTGATTGGGGTATTTGCTCATCACCATTGAGAGATGATCATTATAATTCAGCGTACTGGAAAAGACGTTGGTTAGATGATAGATGCTGGTTACCATCGATTGATAAGTTGATCTTTACTACTCGTAAGCATAGATACGCTGTCAATAAACTAGATGGAAAACCTAATATTCTCATTGATGATAAACCTTCGAATGTAGATGCTTGGAACCAGGCTGGTGGTATTGCCATCAGATATCAAGCTAACGAAGATAGTTTAGAATATGTAAGATCTGAACTAGAAAAAGCGCTAGTGAGGGCTAAATAATATTATGCCAACCTACACCCTGTATGATACTACGGCTGACGAATACTGGGACGATGTAATGTCGTATAATGACTTACAAGCCCTCCTAGCAGATAATCCCCATATAAAGCACGTTCTTCAAGCTCCTGCAATCATTTCGAATGCAGGTGGTTTTCGTGTAGATGGAGGATTCAGAGACCTTCAATCCAGGATAGCGCAAGCGCATCCAAACTCAGCACTAGCGGACAGAGTAGGCGGTCGCTCTACTAAAGAGGTAAAGACTAAACAGGCATACGAAAAGTATAAAAGGTCAACTCAAACATAGAAGGTGCTCATGAGTAAACTCTCCCGCCGTCAAAGAAGACAATTGGTCCAGCAAGGAATTCTAGATGATCAAAGGAGACTAACAGATAAATTTAATCTTCCTAAAATAGAGCCGCTAACGAAAACACAATGGAAGGTATTTAAAGATTTTAAGCAAGATAACCATTTAGTATTATACGGATTCGCAGGTACAGGTAAGACATTTGTGTCGATGTATCTCGCTTTAGCAGATGTATTAGATGGGATGTATGACAGAGTAGTAATTATACGCTCTGCAGTAGCATCGCGCGATATGGGATTCTTACCCGGTAATCAACGAGAAAAGATGAGAGCCTATGAAGAACCATATAAACAGATAGCCAATAAGCTGTTTAGCCGCGGCGATGCATATGAAATACTTAAGACGAAAAACATTATAGAGTTTATGTCATCGTCTTATGTACGTGGTATTACATTAGATAATGCTATCGTTATTATTGATGAGTTTCAGAACATGAATGGCCATGAACTACACTCATTAATCACTAGACTAGGAGACAATTCAAGACTTATCCTATGTGGTGATATCAGGCAATCAGATTTGCAAGGTGAGCAATCTGGCTTCAAGGAAACGATGAAGATCTTCAAGAGAATGCCTAAAGTGAGCATGATTAACTTTACCATAGATGATATTGTAAGATCAGGCTTCGTTAAAGATTATATTATTGCAAGAGAAGCACTGAAAGATGAAAGAATTCCAGCACATTCCGCTGATAGTGGAATTAGAACAGCTGAATCGCATTACTACCGAGACGGGCAGAGTATACGACGACGGGAGAAAGCTATCCATCAGTCACGACGGTATTATCGCATCTTAATGCGAAGTCGATAGCTGAATGGCGTAGACGAGTAGGAAACGAAGAAGCTAACAAGATATCTGCACAGGCTGCCCGAAGAGGCACTAAAGTCCATAAGATGTGTGAAGACTATCTTAATAACGAATGGCATGAAGATAAGATCGTGCCATTCGATACCTATCTCTTTAAACAAATCAAAAATGTATTAGATAAGCATGTAGATAATATCTACGGGCTAGAGGTACCACTGTACTCGCATTATTTGCGATGTGCAGGTACCTGTGATTGTATTGGTGAGTTTATGGGAGTTAAATCTATTATCGACTTCAAGACCTCGCGTAAGAGAAAAGAAGAGAAATGGATTAGTAACTATTTCATGCAAGAAGCAGCTTATGCAGTCATGTTTGAAGAGAGAACTAAAATTCCTATTGTACAGTTAGTTACTATTATTGCTACTGAAGAGCAAGAACCACAGATATTCATTCAACATCGCGATGATTGGATTGACAGATTTATGGTAGTGCGTAATCAATATGATGTGATGAAGCAAACAGCTAATGACTAGGGGGTATAATGATCTCAATAGAAAAACGCTTAAAACTTAGTGAAAAGCATAAAGACTATGATCATACTATAAATAAATTACAGCGACAGTATACTCGCGCGCCGCACTGGAACTTACAGCGGCAGATTACAGAGCTTAAAAAAGAGAAGCTCAAATTAAAAACAATCCTAGAACGTAATCCAGTACTGCAGGAGTAGAAATGAGGATCATTTCCCATGAAATATGCAATAGCAGCTTTGATCATGCTATGTGCAGGAGCAGTAAACGCTGAGGAACAACCTCTAGCAGCACCCTATTTGGCTACTAAACCAGTAGAGTGTTACCCAGCACCTGTGCTTAAGGCTAGCTTAGAACAGCAATATAGTGAAGAACAAGTTTTTTCGGGTGTAGGAAAAGCAAGAGGCGTTGAAGGCATGATGAATGTAGTTGTCATGCTTTATTTAAATACAGATAACAATACATTTACAGTAGTTGAACTCCAAGAACATGGGTTTGCCTGCGTAATGGGTGCAGGTGATATTTTAAGCATAGGTAACATGCAAGGAATTAAAGTGAGATATTAATGATTGCTTATGTTGATATTGATGGTACGATCTGTACCATAGTTGAATATGGTGATGGAAGTCGAAATTATAAGAAAGCAAGACCATTACAAGAGCGTATTGACAGGCTAAACCAGCTTTATAAGCAAGGCTGGGAAATTCATTACTGGACAGCAAGAGGTGCTACAACAGGCATCGACTGGACAGAAGAAACAGAAAGGCAGCTGCAGAAATGGGGCTGCCTTTATTCATCCCTAAATATGAAGAAACCACATTATAATATTTGGATAGATGATAAAGCAATGCATGCTGATCTATTCTTTGCAGACATGAACAGGGATGGCGGAGAATATTAACTGAATGCTAATAAAGTTCATTGAGGAACCGTGTAGCAGAGCTGATAGTAGATATTATTATAAAGTTTATTGCGATGGTTATTTAATGATGCAGACAGTTGATAAGAGAATTGCTCGCAACTACTATAGAAGGCTGCTCCATGCAACTAAGAGAAAAGATTAACAAGCGTATGGATGATCTCCAAGCAATGATGGAGGCTAACGTCCATATGAGTTATCCTGAGAAAGTAGAAGAGCATATTCAAACTGTCTCTAAGTTCTGGTCTGTTTTATCAGATGAAGACAAAGATTATATTCATGGCGCACGATACGCCATTGAAGAAGGGATGGAATGGAATGTTTAGCTTTGACGTGGAGAGCATAACCAAAGGTATCGGTGTAATCACAGCCAGTCTCGCACTTATTGGAGGCGGCTATACTCTATGGGATAAGATAGAAGATAAAACTATCCTAACATGGGCTCCTGAATACTTTAGCATTAGTGATGCGCCTGCAAACGGGACATTTGATGTTATAGTAGCAAGAGAGAAACATAGAGATGATTGCAGCGTTAAAACGTTCACTCTGGAGGTTAAAGATAGCAAGTACATAGTGCACACAGCTAAACCAAGTTTAGCAAAGTTTTCTGGTCCAGCAAGCGATAAAATAGACAAGTTTGGATTCTCGTTTACGATTGAAGAAGAGCATGTAAATATGATAAACCCAGGAACAGCAGCGCTACTTGCAAGAATAGATTATGAATGCCCAGAAGGACCGGTAGTTGTAAATTATCCCTATCACGATAACCTTAAGTTCAAGATAACAGAGGGCAAATAAATGTTTGAATATAGATGTAAAGTCATTCGCGTAATAGACGGTGATACAGTAGATGTAGACATCGATCTAGGCTTTGGCGTATGGCTGAAGAAAGAGCGTGTGAGATTATATGGTATCGATACACCAGAATCACGCACTAGAGATAAAGAAGAGAAGGTATATGGTAAAGCTGCTAAGGCTTATCTGAAGAGATTCTTAAATGATGAGTGGATTATTCTTAAAACCAAGGAATATGATGCAAAAGGTAAGTTTGGTAGGATTCTAGGAGAGCTCTGGAGAACATCATCCTTCTCAGATAAGTCAGCGCAAGAGTATATGATTGAGAAACATTATGGTGTGCCTTATTTTGGTCAATCTAAAGATGATATCCAAGAGCAGCACATGAAAAACAGAGAGCTGGTAGATCTGAGCGTACTAGATGAGTAGAAAGCAGCCCACAGCATATCAGTATATGAAGATCAGATGCGAACAGCTCAGAGAAGATAGAGATAAAGCATCAGATGATTATGACAAGCAGTGGTACAATCGCATTATAGAAGAACTCAATTGGGTAGGGATGTATCTAGCAGAACCTGATCATCCTTTACCTGAAGTAAAGCATAAGAATACCTATACACAGCGCGATTGGGATAGAACTGTTGGTTATGGTAAAGTACCAGAAGAATATAAAAAGTAGTTGCCTTTTGTAACAAAAGAGCATAATATATTCATAATGGTAGATATGGAGATATTTTGTTATGAAACCAGTGATTCCGGTAGTAGCACTAGCAGCGCTGTTGTCAGCCTGTTCTGCTAATCCTTTTAAGAAGGACTTTGTAGAGATTGAGAAAGTTGAGAAAGCTGACTCAGTTCCTGCATGGTATATTGAAGTAGAGAAAGATGATGGTCAATTCATCTATTCAGTAGGTACCGGCCTATCTGATGATCTACAATTCTCACTAGACAAAGCATTGCATGAAGCTAAACTGACGCTAGCAGATAAGATGTCTGCTAATGCAACGATGGACTTCAAGCGATTTGTGGGCGACAATCAAAAAGGAGGTCTTGGTATTTCTTCTCAAAAGACTCAGAAGGCATCTAAGACCTCCTTTACTAACGTAGATGTATCTAAGTATGTCGTAGAGAAGAAGATTGTACAGAAAGAAGGTCTACAGTACCGCACTTATGTCAGTCTAAAACTCGATGTGGCTAACCGTCCTCTAGTTAATGCCTATTCACAATCTGATAATGCACTAGCTGATGAGGCGTTTAATTCTCTAGATGGCAACAAGGTCAAAGTTGAAGAGCAATGAAACTGATCATTGCCATATTGTTGCTGTTTAACTTTATTGCACTAACGAACCCACCCGAAGCTGAGAAGATTATTGAATATATCATTCCGCAGAACAGCTTCTGGGTGGAATCGAAAGAGATAAGTACTTGCATCAATAACACAGGCGAGACTATCGTGACTAGAGCTGTTCACAGTTCTAAGATAGAAAAACAATGATCAAAGCTATCATGGCCGTAGATGAAGATGATGGCGTCTCTAAAGATGGCACTCTTCCCTGGCCGGACAATCCAACAGATCTCAAGTGGTTCGAAGACAATACGATAGGACATGTTGTCATCATGGGTTCTAAGACCTATGATGATCCCCACATGCCTAGACCAATGCCTATGAGAACCAATTATGTTGTGACATCAAGACCTCTTGACTATGAGAAGGTCAACAGAATCTCAACAGCTATCCCTCAGACAATCCGTGAATTAGAGAAGTACTACAAGGATAAGACGATTTGGATCATTGGAGGTCCTAATCTTATCTCTCAGACATTACATCTTGTTCAGGAGTTTTACATTTCAAGAATCCCAGGAAAGCACAATTGCGACACGTTTCTTGACATGGAACCAATCAGCGAGAAGTACATTAGAAACACAAAAGTAATCAACACGAACGTGACGTTCGAAATTTGGAGAAAGAAACGATGAACATGAAATTTGGAATTGGTGTTGTCGTGGCAATAGTTTTGCAAGTATCCGCATTTGTATGGTGGACAGCACAACAGGCCCAGACAATCGCGCAACTGAATGATCAGGTCAAAGAGCTGACATCTCGCATGGCGCTCGAAGAACAGATCACTCTAAAGAATGATTTAGCCGCTATCAGACAGGCGACAGAAGAGCAGTACGACTGGTTAGTAGAGATTGACCGGGACATTGAGAAGCTCGTCTACTTTGCACATTTCACAGAGAACAGATGGGCAGAGGCCTATGCTAATGACAATTCATATGAAAGACAATTCGGTATGAAGCAGCCCCAAGGAAAGAGCCAATGAGACATATATTAACGCTAGCCGCCATCCTATCCATCACAGGATGTGCCACCGCCTATGCACAAGCAGTAGAAGACCATTTTAAGCAAGTGATCTACAAGAAGCCATACACAGTCGAGATCTGCGAGGATAAGTCTAACAACAAGTCGAATCTAGAGAACTTCATTACAGGCGCTATCGTTGGCGGTGCAATCGGCAACAACATTCCTGGCGAAAAGAACGGCGGAGCCACAGGAGCCATACTAGGCGGTATCCTTAATTCTGAAAGAAACAAAGGTACACGCTGCTATCAAGAAACAAGATACGAAGAAGAAAGACAAACAGTCTATTCTCATTCGACTATCACATTCGAACATAACGGAAAACAATATACATTACAATTTAAGAAATAGGAGTACATATGGCCAATAAGCATAGCCTGACGATGATACAGAGATGGGCACAGCAAAATAAACTAAGAAAGTTCCAATATATCACAGCTCCACCAGAGCCAAACTCATTGAGACCGTTCAGACAGCGATGGAATAAAGTGAAAAACTGGCGGAAATCATAGGGAAAACCATTTTAAATTGAATTAAAAATAATAATACGGGGGATATAGGGGTTATTCTGGGGGTATC